AAGACCCATTGGAGCAACTTGACTATATTGAAAGGAAAGAAGGTATGACTATAGATGATATTGTTGATGAAGAAGATTCACAGGATATTTTATACTCAGAAGTTATACAGGGAGCTTCCTTACTAATGGCTTGGGCTGAATGTCTAAGAAAAAAGAATTCAAAAGAGGAATAAAATGGACAATGATAAATTATTTGAACGATTACAAAAAGCAAATCCTAAGATTGATTTAAAGATAGGGGATGATAAAGTCTTTAATTACGAAAGAATTTCTTTTGGAGTACCTAAATTAGATAAATTAGTAGGTGGAGGAATACCAAAGAAAAGATTTAGTATGTTATATGGAGCTACTAATGTAGGTAAATCTTTTTTAGCTTCTCAATTAGTAGCGAATGTTCAAAAAGATGGGGGATCAGCAGTATGGATTGATACTGAACAATCTTTTGACCCTATATGGAATGCTAAGAATGGAGTAGATACTAGTAAAATTATTGTTTTACAACCTGCAAATGGGGAAGAAGCTCTTAATGTAGCTAGTTCAGCTTTACAAGAAGGAGTAGATATTGTAGTAATAGATAGTTTCGCAGGTTTAGTCCCTGCAGCAGTCCAAGATGAAGAATTTGGATACAGTCCAATGGCTTGGCAAGCAAGATTTTTAAATTCAGCTCTACCTAAATTACTAACTCATTTAAAACATGGGTCAGCTTTAGTAGCTATAAATCAATTAAGAAGTAATGTAGGCAGAGTAACTTATAATAATATGCCCGGTGGGATAGGACAACAATTTTATACTCATTTACAACTAGAAATTAGACGATCAGGTTGGATAGAAGAAGGAAAAGATAAAATAGGATTTGAAATGGAGATAAGATTAAAGAAAACTAAACAAGGTGGGGATGATTGGGATTCAATTATACTACCTTATAAAGTAGGTGGAGGAATAGATTTGATAGAAGTGACTATTAACGAAGCTTTAGAGAAAGGTTTAATAAAACAATCAGGGGCTTGGTATACTTATAACGAAGAAAGGATTCAAGGAAAGAATAAAGTAAGGCAATATTTTGTAGATAATCCTGATATGTATGAACAATTAACTAAGGGAGTAAAAAATGACATATTATCATAAAGATTACACTCCCCAAGAAAAAACCTTTGCTAAGTGTATAGAAGAATTTGGTCTTCGTTACGAAACCCAATACTCTTTTCCACCTTATTCAGTCGATTTTTATATACCTGAAGTTAAATTAGTAATCGAGGCAGACGGAATGTTTGGACATTTTAAGAAAGCAGATGCTAAAAGAGATGCTAATCTACTAGAAGATTATAGTAATGATATACGAAAAGTATTTCATATATCAGAAACAAGTAAAAAGAAAATAATACCTTTAATAGAACAAGTTTTAAATGAAATTGAGGAGGAAGATAATGGCAGGAATTAGACAGATAGGAGCTAAAAGAAGAAGAACATCTAATCAAGATAGATGGCTTTTAAAATCAATGGATAATTTATTATCTTCAAATAAAGTTTTTGGTAAAAAAGGAGTCTTTTACCCTTCAATAATATCTAATCCTTGTGATAGATATGTTTATTTATCTTATAATGGTTTATTACCAGCTCAAGAAATAACAGGAACTTTACAAAGAATATTTGATAATGGAAACTATTTAGAATATAGAATAAATAAATACTTTGAGAAACTAGGAATAGTAAGAAGAAGAGAAGTCCCAATTAAATTAGAGACTCCAAATATATCAGGAAGACTAGACTTTCTTATAAGTCATCCTGAATACAATGAAGTTATAGTAGAGTTAAAATCTATTAATACTAGAAATTTTGATTTACTAAAACTAGCTCCCAAAGAGGATCACATGATTCAAATACAGATATATTTAAATTTAGCAGCTTATGAACATGGAATTGTTTTATACGAAAATAAAAATAATCAAAAAAATGTTTTGTGATATATTATATAATTTCGTATTATTTATCATAATATTCGCATATAAAATGAGGTATAAGAATATATGAAAAAAGAGAAAGAACTGACTGCTTTTAACGTCAGA